TGAGGCACATAAGAGATAATTTTACCATCTGCTTTTTTACCTAAAACCATTTTGTTAATATTTTGGGTTTGTTTAGAGATAGCTAATAAGGCATCACATGATTCATAAAATGCTCTATTATACAGTGGAGCAGGTAAATCATCCCAAATATTTAAGTAAATCATTGGAATTTGTTTTCTTATCTCATTCTCAATAGCAAATAACCAATCATAATATCTTGGATCTGTAAAGAACATTAAACCATCAGGTTTCTCAGTCTTTAACATATATCTGATTAAATCTGCACTTCCATATCCATTACTAGGATATATTATAACATTTGAATCAGTATTACCTGTTTCTTTATTAGTGGCTTCAGATAAATCTAGCCTTTGTCCTGCTTCAGGATGATCAATGGCAGCTCCAATTACTACCCAATTATAATGATGGGCGGTTCCTAAAACTATTTCTCGAGCCATTGTAGCTACACCCGAGTGCATTCTGATATCATCGCAAATGAATAATATCTTTTTTCTTTGTTCTTTTGGTATATAACCTTCTTTCATAAATTTTTATTTTTCTAAATCTAAATCCATATGATTATGAACTAACTTTTGGAATTCAGGGTCTGTTAGGTACAGATGCATACACCTGTCAGCCAGTTTTTGTAATGAAAACTTTGTTTTAATTGTCTCAATTTTAAAAGCCTCAAAGATATCTTTGTCTACTTTCACACTTGTTAATTGTTGATTTTGTGACATAATTTATATTTTTATTATTATTATATATAAATATATGCATTCTAGTAAAATTTAAATGTATTTTTAACTTCCTCATTTTTATTACATAAATCTTGATTACTTTTATAAGGGCAAAAATGACAGTTATGTTTACTTGGTCTTTTCTCTAATTTAACCATGTTGTAATTTCCTTCAGAATCAAATACTTGTTTTAAAAATCCCTCTAATAATTGTGTGGATTTGTTTACTTTAATTTTACCTGCAGCCGGTCTGAATTCTTGTATTCGTTTTTGAGGAAAATCTCCTCCTTCATATACTTTTCTTCTAGTAATGAAGTATTCTACTTCAATGTTATCAATTGGGAAATCATATTGTTCTGCAAAGAATTTTTTGTATAATAGTATTTGAGCTATTTTAACATCATCCTTTTTTTCTTTATCACCCCAACCTCTAGTTGAAGTCTTTATATCAAGAATCTTAATTGTGTTAGTTGGTTCATGGTAAAACACTACATCAATAAAACCTGTTATAAAGACTTTTTCTAGAGTTTTAATAGGGTTCAAAACAATTGGTAACTCACAACCTACTAAATACCAACCCTTTTTAGAAAAGTAAGCAGCTCGTTTTTCTCTAATAAAATTAAGGATTTGAATCCCATCATCACAAAACTCTGCTAGTCCTGCAGGTGTAGAGAAATGAACATTATTATTCTTTTCTAAAGTAAGTTTGTATTCGTTTTTTAAGGCATTTTTAAAATCCGTCTCAATATCTAAATGATCCGCTGCTACTCCACTCTCTTCATATAACACTGTTAAATAGTTTTGTAGAGTTAAGTGTAATGCTGTTCCAAACACAGCATGTATACTAGGTTCAAATACTTTAAATCCATCTCTATATTTCAACCCCCATTGAAACGGGCAGTTAGAAAACATACTTAATTGTGAGTAGGATATATACTTATTAACCTCGTAGTTGACGGGTGGAACTATTACTTTCTTAAGATCCTTTAATACTGGTGGGATTTGTTTAGCCAAGTTTTTTTCTATTTTGAATTTCTCTATCTAAATAAAATAGAGCTTTTTCTAAATCCTGAATTATGTTATCTTTTTTACCTGCTCTAGAAATGTATTTAAGTGTATTACCTAAATTAAATCCTACTTCCCAAGCTTCTATAACTTTAATAGCCTCATAAGGGTTGTCTTTACCACCATAATGAGTTGGATGTATTACTGATGGATTTTCTTCTCCATCAATAGTAAATGTTACTTCTCTATCATTCATGTCTTCCCATTTTGTTCTTGAGTTACTCATTTTAATAACTTTTTGATTTCTTTTTCTTCTTTACCTAATTGCTGTAGAATATCTTTTATATCTTGTTGTGTTAAAATATTACAATAATCTAAAACCTCTCTAGTACTAATTTGAAAGTATTCTGATAATAAACCTATAGTTTCTTTTAAATACTGTTGTTTGGAAGGTTTTTGATACTTGTTAAAGAATTTTTGTTTAGGTAAAGTTTTGCAATAAAATTCATATAACTTTTGTTTGGGTATTTGATATTCTTGAATCTCAGCTACTAATTCAGTGTAATTTAGATTCATTGAAACTATCTTATTAATCATAAAATTATTAAAGATCTCATGCTCCTCATTCGAAAATGAGGACCATGGTTCTTTATCATAAGACATTTGTTTTACCCAATCAAATATGTTATTGATTTTCTTGCTCATCTTCTAAAATGAATTTGAATTCATCAGGTAAACCATCTTTCAAAACTTCACCAGTTTCTGGGTCATAAAATACTTGGATAGGCAATACATTGTCTTCAGCAGTACCTGTAATAAATTTAGATACTTTTCTTAGTAAGTATCCTTGATGCCAAATTTTACCACCAGCGGCAGTTAAAATTGGAGTTGTTTTGCTTAAATCTAAGCTCATTTGTGGTTGTTGATCTTCCATCTTTATTTATTTGGTTGTTAATAATTTTGATATGCAGGCACAAAATGTAATTTCTTTATCAGGTGCCATAATTGATTTGTATTGGTAATCTGCTATTATAAGAGTAGCAATTGCTGAATCTGTAAATTCATCTGCTCTTTCAAATAGTACTCTATATAACTCATTATAATCTCTAATATTAGAGTCCATTACTAACTGTCTTATAGTAGTAAAGTTTTTAATATTTTTTGTTTTAAGTAATTCTATTACTTGATCGGATGTTTGTTTAAAATTAGTAATAGTTCTACTTTCTACTAATTCTCCATTTTTAAGAGAGGATTGTAGTAAGTTTAAAGTTTTTCTAATATCAGGATAAGTTTGTTTAACAATTCTTACTAAATCAGCTTTAGTATAAGTAATTTCTTCTAAATCTAAAATTTCAACACATTTAAAGGCTACATCCTGCATTGATGGAGGAGTTAATTCAAATACTACTGTTCTAGATTGAATTGGATCAATTATACGTTCAATGTAATTACAAGTAAAAACAAAACGAGTATTTAAACTGTATGTTTCAATTATATTACGAAGTGCTGCTTGAGCGTTTATTGTTAAGAAATCTGCTTCATCCATTATAACCACTTTTTGTGGTTTAAAACTAGCCGCTGAAGCAAATGATTTTACCTTATCTCTAATAGTATCAATACCATTTTCATCAGAACAATTAATATATAATGAATCACAATCAATATTATTGATAATTAATTTGGCTGCAGTAGTTTTACCAGTTCCAGCTCCTCCTGTTAGTAATAAGTGAGGAATATCATTAGAATCAATCCATTGTTGTAAAGATGATTTAAAATCATCATTACCAATGTATCCTTCTAAGGTATCAGGTCTATACTTTTCGGTAAATAAGGTGTGTTTTTTATTGAACATAACTTTTATAATATATGGAGAGACTTTCGTCTCTCCAAATTTATTACATCATTCCTTGCATAGGATTGATTTCTTCTTTTTTGTCTTCTTTTTTCTCGTAAATTACAGATTCGGTTGTTAGGATTGTACCTGCAACTGATGCTGCATTTTCTAAAGCAATACGAGTTACTTTTTTAGGATCAATAATACCTGCAGATTTAAAATCCATTGTTGATAAGTCTTTATAGTTAAGACCATTCCAATTGCTTCCTTTTTCTGAATCAGTTAATTTAGAACCTAGATATTGAACCTCAGTTAAATCATGTCCTGCATTAGTTAATATTCTTTGGAATGGAGCAGCTGCTGCTCTATAAACAATTTTCTTACCATTTATGAAATCATTTGAACCTTCAAAAGTAATACCTTTACGAGCATATAATAAAGCAGTTCCACCACCAATTACAATACCTTCTTCAAGAGCAGCTTTTGTAGCAAATAAAGCATCTTCTACTCTATCTTTTTTCTCTTTAATTTCAAGTTCACTATTACCACCTACGTTAATAATAGCTACTCCACCAATCATTTTACCTAAACGCTCTTGTAATTTTTCTTTTTCAAATGGTGAACCTGCGTCATCAATTTGTTTTTTAATTTCTTGAGCTCTAGTTTCAATTGCTTCTTCTGATCCTTTACCATCAACAATAGTGGTTTTTTCTTTACCAATTGTAGCAGTACGAGATGTACCTAAACATTGTTTTAATGTATTAACATCAATTTTTTCTAGTTTATGTCCTTTATCTTTAGATAAAACTTGACCACCTGTAATAATAGCTAAATCTTCTAAAGCCATTGTTCTACGATCTCCAAATTCAGGTGCTTTAACTGCCACTACATTTACAATACCTCTCATTTTATTAACAATAGACACTGCTAATGCTTCACCATCAATATCTTCTGCTACAATTAATAATGATTTGGTTTCTGAATTAGCTACTGTTAAAGCATTTACTAATTCGTTTACACTACCAATTCTACCATTATAAATTAAGATGTAAGGATTATCTAATACAGCAGTCATTGTATTATTATCAGTTACAAAATAAGGTGATTTGTAACCTCTATCAAATTGCATACCTTCTACAATTTCAAGTGAAGTTTCACCTGATTTTGATTCTTCAATAGCTACAACTCCATCTCTACCTACTTTTTCTAAAGCAGTAGCAATTAAATTACCAATTTCTTCATCGTTGTTACCTGAAATAGTAGCAACTTCTTTAATTTGTTGGTTATCAGAAATATCTTCTGTTAAGTTAATAAGAGCAGTTTTTAATTCATCAACCGCGGCATCAATACCTTTTTTAATTTCAACTGCATTTTGACCTGCAGTAACATGTTTAAGACCTTCTTCTAAAATAGCATAAGCTAATAAAGTTCCTGTAGTTGTACCATCACCTACTTCATTAGCTGATTTAATTGATACTTTTTGTACTAATTCAGCTCCTGTAGATTCAATTGGGTCTTCTAATTCTTTAAAAGCCTTAGCTACAGATACTCCATCTTTGGTTACTGTTAGTTGGCCATACTCTCCTTTAATTAATACTGTTCTACCTGCTGGTCCTAGGGTAGAAGATACACTATCATTAAGTTTTTTTACTCCTGATAGTAATTTTGTTTTTAATTCGATTCCGAATGATGTTTCTGTCATGATTAATCTTCAATAATTGCTAAAATGTTTTCTTGTGTAGTAATAAGATATTCTACATTATCTATTTTAATTCTTTGTGCACCCATTGGTGGAAGAACGGCTTTTTGACCTACTTTTAGGTTGGTTTGAACTGATTCGCCTCTATGGTAATTATAAACATCTGATACTGCTATAATTTCAGCCATAAGTGCTTTCTCATTACCTACGTCAGGAATGATAATATTACCTACCATCATCTCATCAGTCTCAAGGAGTTTTAAAATAATATTACCTCCTCTAGGATTTAATTTACTCATAATTAATTATTGTTTTTAAATTGGTTAAAGTTGTTTCTAATTCTGAAATATACTCTTTAATAGTATACGTTGGTTTTTTTTCTATAGTTTGGTTTTTAACCACTTTTTTTAATGCACTGTTTAGTTGAGTGTAATAACCTATTACTTTTTCTTTTTTGGTTGAGGGGTCTGTAAAAATTAAGTTATAAGTTTCGTCATCAAAACTTATTTTGTAATCCCCTAAAGCCGGATCTACAATGTAAGACGATTTTTTCACTGAACCTACTTGTCTACCTTTAAAATTTGGATTTGCCATATTTGTTTTTTAGTTTTATGTTAATGTAATATACGAAGTGGGTTTACAGTAGCCTACCCTTTATTCAGAGAAAGCAACAAGATAGTATTCTGATTTAATACCGTCTTCTTCTAATTGAATTTTCATTAAACCATCCTTGTAAACATATGCTTTACCTTTAGCACTTTTACTAACAGATACTATCTCTCTTAGATTTACAGCGCTAAATGGAATTGATTTGATGTGATTAACAATAGTACCAGGTTCAGAGAAATTTACTTTATTTGAGTAAGATGATTTTTCTCCAATAATAAAATTAATAACATCTTGATCTTGGAAATCTTTAGTTATACCAATTTCTAATCTTGGTGGTTTATCAAGTGCATTGTGGGCTTTAATAAGTTTTTGACAGAAATCAAAGTTAATATCGAATTCTAAATCATGAGGCGGTAAATTAGATATAACACTTGGGTCTTGTATCAACCCCAAATCACTTAAGTTATAAACTAAATCAAACTGATTATCGCTGATGTTTAGACGTAAGAAGTGGTTACCTTGTTTAGCAAGAGTAAGATCAATACACTCGTTGGTTATACCAAGTAGTTTGAGTAATTGTCCTGTATTGTAAATACCAATTTCACAGTCTTCTAATTCAATTGGTGCTGTTATTTCACCAATACAATCTTTATTATCAGTAGCAAACTTAATGTGTACTTGCTTATTTTGTACCTTAAGTTTTACTTGTGATGTTAATCCGTTTAAATAGAAACTATCTATTGTTTGTACAAATAATTTTTTGTCCATGTTTATGAGAATGTGAAAAATTTATGTATTAAGGGATTTGCTGGTGGTAATAACCATTCTAAATCATCATAAAACCCTTGTAATTTGTTTTGTAATATTGTTTGAAAACTCTTATCTCTATCAATGTACTCATTGATAAAATCTCTAATCTTATCAGGCATATCAAATTCCATAAAAGCAATTGCTTCCATTTTATATGGATTATCTTTTAAATATACCCATTTTATTTTATCACCTTGTACTATTTGACTGTAATCTTTATCTAAACTCCAAAACCTTAATAAATCATTGTAACAAGTAGCTGCTTTAACATTAGCACCTGCTCCTTTTTTAAGGACAGATAATATTTTACCGGGTTTTGGAATTGATTCAACATAATCATTTAATACTTTAACTGATGTTGGATTACCAATTAAACAAAAATCTACATCAGGAGAAATTGCTTCTGTTCTAAAATCTGATATTTGTTTATCAATAATAGATTGTGGTGTACCTTTAATGATTAGTTCTAATATACTTTGATAAAATATTCCAAAATATTTAGGGAAATTAGCTTTTTTAAATTCTAATCCTTTAATATCAAGTTCTTCTACAGCCCTACCTTCTTTTTTAGTAATCCATTGAGCATATCTTCGTGTTGCTCTAAAATAAGCAGAACGAATAACAGCTTCTGTTTTCATTTCTAATCTGTGAGTAGGAACATTAAATGCTTCTTTAGCTAAAATATCATAATGTTCAGTTATAATATCTTGATACTTAAGAGCTACTTTCTCTAATATATCATCTTTTTCCTGGTCAAGTTTAATTTCAAAATCCGGATAGAGATGTAATAGAAGAGGTTCAGCATTAAAATAATTGGAGTCTGTATCTACATAAGCACAGAAGTTGAAATCATCTTCATCACAAATCCACCATGGAGTGTCTTCTAAATGTTTCATATTAAAATGTTCTTTCTCCTGGGATTGGTGGTAAACTAATTGGTCGGTTTCCTTTAGAGTCTATGTCTGTTCTTTCTTTGATTATTATTTCGAAAGCATTTCCATTAACTTTACATTTACCTCCTTGTTGTAGCATCTTTTTAAAGAACTTCTCTTGTGATTCACTCCAGTCTTGTGATAAAGCAATTACTTCAGCTTTATCAGCTTTCTCTCCATTTAAGATAATACTTACTCCGTTTCTAATTGATTGTCCTTTTAACGCCATTATATTTCTAATTTAATTTCACCTCTAATTACTTGATTCATATGTCTATTAGCACAAAGTGCTGATTCTTGAATAATACGTTGACCACTTAATGTAATGGCTTCTGATAAGATTACGTTTCCATATCTAAATGAAGGTAATGCTGTAGCACCATAAAGTGAATTAAGTAAGATCTTCATTGTATACTGTAATAAATGATATTTTTCTCCACCTACTGTATCACCTGCTTTATAAGCTTTTTTCATTTCACCTTTATATAAAACCCTTTCATCAAACCATTTTGATAATATAGTTGATAATACTGACTCTTTATCTGTACGAAATATAACACCATTTGCTGAGATAGCCAAATTATATTGCTGAAGTAGTTTAACTATTTTAGAAGAAGTCCAATCAATTTTATTAAATTTATCTTTATTAGTAAACCATTCCATAGTGCGAGGTCTATCT